CTAACTTTATCGGTGGTTCACTGATCAGCTTGTGCCGCTGCCCGACTACGAGATCCACCACCTGTGCAGCAAGCACGCGATGGTGGTGCCATTTGATCCTGATCTGGTCAACCCGGCCAGCATTGACGTGCTGCTGGGAGACCGGCTGATGGTCGAGGTGGAGTACCGCCACGAGCTGGAGATCCTTGGCATCGCCCACTACACCCAGGCCGATCCCTACTGGCTGGCGCCGGGTGAGTTCTGCCTGGCAGAAACCCGCGAGATCTTCAACCTGCCGGACTTCATCGCGGCTCAGTTCGTGCTGAAGTCCAGCCGGGCACGGGATGGCCTCGAGCACTTGCTGGCTGGCTTCTGCGATCCAGGGTGGCATGGCAGCAGGCTGACGCTGGAGCTTACTAACGCTCGGCGGTATCACTCGATCGCGATCTGGCCTGGCATGAAGATCGGGCAGATGGTCTTCCAGAAGATGGATGGCATCCCGGCCCGCACCTATGCGGTAACAGGTCGCTACAACATGGATGAGGCTGTCACGGCCAGCAAGGGCTAACCTGTGCAGGTGGAGACACCAAGCCCGGCGGTGCATGACGTCGGGCTTTTTTATGCTCGGTTTTGACGGTAGCGAATGACCTTGGCAGGCGCTTCGGCCGGATCATCCAGCGGGATCATCCGGTAGTTCTCGACGCCATGGGATTCGGCCCAATGCTGCGCGGCGATGTGGGTCGGGAACGGGCCGACGTGCCATAGGCCAAGGTCAAGGATGTAGGTCATTTGAGGGATGGGTTGCGTTCGGCAGCCGTAAGGCTGGGGTGGTCGCGGTCGTCGTCATCATCCTCGGCCTCGTCCTCGGGGATGTGGTCGTATTCGGGGTCGAGCTGGCAGCAGCTGAGCATTGAGAGCAACAGGAATGGGCCGGGGTCACCGGCCCGAGGTGTGTGGGGCATCAGGCGGCGAGCACCTCGATCTCGTCATTGCGCCAGGCAATTCCGAAGCGGTGGACCTTGATGAGGCCCTTTGACTCCAGGCACTTGAGCGTTGCTGTGTTGAAGGGGCCGTAAACCCGATTGCCGTTCCAGCGGGTGGTGATGGTGTGGCCGTTAATGACCATGGTGCTGCTGAAATCGTCAGCCAGAAAGAAGGCGCCGCCGAGCACCTTGTCTGGGGTCGAGGTCGGGGCCTCGGTGATCTGAGTGTAGGTGCGGGCCTGGGCGGGGGTGAGCTTGGCGGTCATCGCTCGGGTGGCGGTTGATGCATGAATCCTACACCACCGGCGGCGCATGATTCTGCAACGGGTCGGCCAGTTAACGGTCTGTAACAATCGACGGATCGAGGGGAGCTGCGGCGGATCGAGGGGAGCTCAAGACCGATCGAGGGGAGCTCCGCATCCGGTCGCGTCCGTTACCGTTGGCCCAACGGCGGTCATCCCATGCAGGTTTTCCTGATCGAGATCACCGCCAAGGTGATCTACCGCTCCGACACCGACCCCCAAGAGCTGCCGGCTGATCTCTACAGCCGCATCACAGAGCACATCGGCAACGACGACGACATCCTCGACCTTTCAGTCGAGGCCTTGCCCCTGCCGCTCGATCTCGGTGGACAAAGCACACATTGACGGCACCCGTTTGGTCACTCGCCGCTCGGCCCGTGATCAGATCCACCTCGCCTGGAACTACGAGTGCGCCTACTGCGGCGATCCGCTCGGTCGCAGCCCCACCCTTGATCACGTGGTCCCGAAGGTCTACGGCGGGCTGACCGTCCGCAACAACATGATCAGCTGTTGTTTAATGTGCAACAGCCAGAAAGGCCACAAGCATTGGGTGGACTGGTATCGCGAGCAGCCGTTCTGGACATCAACCCGTGAATGGGCAATCGCCCGCTGGGTGTTTGGCGAGTCCTAGCGGTCGGCCACGAACAGCTCACAGCGTGCCGCAAAACGGCCGCCGCTCTGCCGCGCTTCAGGGAAATCAAGACCGCATCCCTTGCGCGTTGCCTCCCATTGAATGCAATCCCAGCACATGCGCGGCGCATCGTCAGGCCGGATCTTGGCACGTGCCATCTGGTAGATCGACTGCGCGCGCAGCATCGCATCCTGCAGCCGGATGGCCTCGGTGTCAGCCTCAAGCTGGTGCTCAGCCTTCGGGCCAAGTACCACGCGGACGCGCCAGGTACGGTCGGCCCGATCGCAGAAGAGAAGCAACCGGCCGCCGTACAGGCTGATCATTCAACCTCACCGAAACTTGGCGCGTGATAGATCCGCTCCAGCACCATGCAAGCCGCATCGGGGTTCTGAAGACCCGAGACGACATAGCTCGCAACTGGGTCCGTTCTATCGGCTGAAACGAACACGATCGAGGTGTCGCGTTCCTTCACCACCAGCAGGCTGGTCCGCGGGCTGCGCACCAGCAGCGCAACCGCCAGCCGCTCCCAAAAGTTCAGACCTGCCAGGTGTGATCCGTTCATGGCCCCAGTGTGCCGAGCAACCGGGCGAGATACCACTGCCCCTTAGCCAGTGAATCCTCGCCCTTGTGCCGCTCGCGCCAGATGTACTTGATCGCGTTCCCCTTGCAGTAGCCGCGGAACTCCTCGGGCGTCAGTGCGGCCTCGATTGCGTCGATGCACTCGATCTCGCCCTGGCGGTAGTGCGGCGGCTGGTTGACCAAATCCATGTCAGATAACAGTGCGGGTCTGGTAGTTGGGATCCTCAGGATCAGGGCCGAAGCCGCTGGCCTCAGCTGCTGGCTCTGCTGGCGCCGGCTCGGCAGGTTTGACCTTGAGCCACTCGCGCAAGGCTTCACCCGTTGGTGTCTTGGCCGGCCACCCGATGAAGCGCAGCAGCTCCTTGGTGTCGGTGAACAGCATCGAGACGTGGGGCCGCCAGGCCATGTAGCTGGTGCCGTTCCAGCGGTCATGGCGGCGCTCGATGCGCAGGCCGCCGGCTGTGAAGACATCCGGCGCCATCAGTAGCTGATGCTCACGGTTCCTATCCCATCAAGCGGTACACCAAGGCGATAGGCAGCACCTGCTGACAGGTCGATGCTGTTGCAGTCGCAGCGGTCCCGGATCGGCACCACCAGCGATCGCCCCTTATGGGTGACGGTGACGCGGGTGCCGCATGGCAGCCACGGATGAGCTGCACTGATGCCCCAATGCTGGTAGGCGCGACCCGTGCAGTAGTCGGGGCGGCCTGCATACCAGGGATCGTACACCGTGGCCGTGACGGTCCTGGCCTGGGCCGGTGCGGCAAGCATGGCCAGCAGTAGCAGAAGCCTCCTCATGCCCACTTCCCCAGTAGGTAGCGGCGGCATACGGCAATCGCCTGATGCGCTTGCTTTGGCGTCATGATTGAATTAATGTCATCCATGGCCTCGCATACGTCAGCATGTAGCTGTTCGTAGTCGGCATCACGAAAGTTGGGACCGAGGTCAGAACAGAACTCCTGCCACAGTCCGGTGTAGGTCGAGCGCAGCGGGTGGCCCTGAGGCAGATCAGCGCGCCCGCTTTTAACGTACAAGGCCTCCAGCATTTCGTGGCGGCGGTTGTCTAGTTGGAATTGTTTCATGGGTGATCTCGTAGTGCTTGGCGAATGATGAGCAGTTCTTCTAGGCGGGCTGAGATGATCGGCCCGCGGCCCAGTTTGCCTAGGTCATCCAGTCGGATGTCGATCAGCCGGCAAAGCCGCAACCGCTCGTCCTGCTGCCCAGCATGGAACATGCCGGAATCGCTGATCAGCGCCTCCAGCTTGGCGCGAATGTGGTCACTCATCACGCCACCTCCACTTCAGCGCCGGGCCAACGGGCCTGGGCATAACGGATCGCGTGGCGCTTTGATTCCGCGTAAGTGATCCAGGTCATCGGCTGGGCGCCGGGCTTCAAGACCAGCACCCGGAACTCCCGGGTTTGATTACCGGATCGCGGTCGGCTCACACCTTCACCGTGCTGGCTGGTGGGCAGTTCTTCGCTCCACTGCCAAGGCAGCATTGCTCCTGTCGTCTTAGTCATGGATTGCTGGATCGGTAACGGTTTCGGGGTTGAGCCATTCCATCTCGGACAACCACGGCTTCCAGCCAGACTGCATGGCGATCAGCTTGGCCTCAGCCAGCGTGTGAGCCATGACGTACTCAATGACGCTGGCCGAACGGATTTGGAAGAAGAACTGGCGGAGTGTGGTCATGGCTTCAGCTCCTGATGAGCAGCCGGGTGATTGTGATGCGCTTGTGCGGCTTGCTGCTTCACGTTGTCGTAGGCGAGGGCATAGACGGCCACCAGCAGAAACAAGGCGGCGGCGCGGTTCATCCAGATGTTGGTGATCATGATGCGAGCGCCTTCGAGACGCGGTAACGGGTGAGGTTGAGGCGACCAGCGATCTGGCGCTGGCTGAGGCCGGTGCGTGCTAGGACGCGGACGCGGCGATCGTCGGAAGCGGTAAGCCAGTCGATCACGGCGATCATGACCAGCAGAGGCAGGAACAGCTTCCAGATCAGCAGGGCGGTGAAGGTGAGCATGGGATGAGTGGGTAAGGGGCAGGAAGCCCCGAAGGGCTCAATCGGCATCTAGCAGTCGGATGACTTGGATGCGGCGCTGAGTGACAGCCCACCACTGATCGAACTGCTCAGGCTCCATCAGGTTGTCGGCCTGATCGTTCAGCTGATCCAGCTCGAGGAGGAGAGCTTCCATGTTCAGCGCAGCCTCTGGGCTGCCGAGTGGAGGGCCGGTTGCCTCCTGTCCCCTAATTATCCCCCACCGCCCGTAGCGCATCAATCAGGCTGTCACAGTTCGTAATGTGGCAGCGGTGGCCGGCCCGGCGGCAGGCACTCCACAAAACCAAGCTCCAGCGTCACCGGCACGCGCAGCACCGGTTTGTTCTGGTGTTCCGAGGACCACCCGATCGAGTACCGGCTCACCTCCGCCTCCACCGTGAACCACATGTGCCCGCACGCTTCACAGACCCGCTTCCGCACCACCTGATCTGGCACCCGGCTGTTGGTGATCGCCGCTCGATGGCGGCTGTGGCTGCACTTCGGGCACTGCATCAGAACAGATCGTCCTGAGACACGTCCACCACCTGCACCGGAGCAGCAGCTGGCGCCGCCTCCTCGATCGCCTTCAGCGTCTTGAAGTCCGGCTCGATCGACAGCCCTAGATACTTCACACCGCTTTGGCTGGTGTTGTTGTACCCCGTCACCCGCAGCGGCACCTCGCCCTTGTCGTTTGGCGCTGCGTTCATGATGTAGCTGGCAAGCGCCATCCGGTCCTCCTCCTTGATCCCGAACACGCCATCAACCTCGGGATACTTCTTGCTCGCGTCATAACGGTCGCCCAGCCGCTGCTGCAGCTTCTCGGCGGTGTTCTTGAAGATGGCGCCTTTGATCTTGAAAGTCATGGTTGTTCGTGGGTGATGGTGTTGGCCTTTTCGTAGTGCTCCACCTCGGCCAGGGGATAGAGCACGCGCCCTTCAATGCGCACATAAGCTGG